TGGTGGCATGGTCAAAAAGACTGGTATGCGTGGCGGTGGCATGGTCAAAAAGACTGGGATGAAAAAAGGCGGCATGGTCAAAAAGACTGGGATGAGAAAAAAATCTATTGATGGGATTGCTCGTAGGGGTAAAACCAGAGGAACAAATAGGTAATATGTATGACAACATCATCAACGGCATCATTCAATCTCGATTTAAATGAGATTGTAGAGGAGGCATTTGAACGGGCAGGATCTGAACTACGGTCAGGATATGACTTAAAAACAGCTAGACGCTCGTTGAATCTGTTGTTTGCAGAGTGGGCTAATCGTGGCATTAATTTGTGGACGATTGAAGAAGGCACACAGTTATTAACTTCTGGAACAGCTACCTATAATCTTGCTGTTGATACGGTTGATTTGATAGAACACGTTATACGTACTGGGTCAGGTACTACGCAATCTGACCTAGCTCTATCTAGGATAACGGTGTCTAACTTTGCAGCTATTCCTAACAAGACTACAACAGGTAGACCTACCCAGATATACATAGACCGTAAAAGCGGTGCTACTGAGTCCAGTGGGGTGCAAAACCCCACGGTCACTCTATGGCCTGTGCCGGACAGTGCAGACACTTATACGCTAGTGTATTGGCGGTTAGCCAGAATACTAGATGCAGGGGATGGTTTTAATACAATGGATGTACCATTCAGGTTTTTACCTGCGTTAGTTGCTGGGCTTGCGTATCATCTAGCTATGAAAATACCGGGATCAGAACAACGTGTACCTATCCTTAAACAGATGTATGACGAGGCTTGGTTACTTGCTTCTGATGAAGATAGGGATAAAGCCTCTTTGTTAATCACTCCGCAAATATATTACGTGAACTAATATGGTTCAGAAATTCGCATCAGCTAAAAATGCAATTGCAAACTGTGACCGATGTGGGTTTCAGTATAAGTTGAAGCGTCTTAAAGAAATATTTATTCGCGCACATGGCACTAATATTCTGGTATGTCCGACTTGTTGGGAACCAGATCAACCACAAAACTTTGTAGGGTTATATCCAGTTAATGACCCACAAGCCATTAGAAATCCAAGACCTGATAATTCTTATGAACAGACAGAAAATAGTGTTGGCAGTAGAGTTATACAGTGGGGATGGTATCCAGTAGGATTTAACGATAATGACGGGCTAACGCCCAATGATTTAAAAGCAACAGGAGCGATAGGATCGGTAACGGTTACTACCTCATAGGAGTTATAGATGAAAGAACCAAAAGCAGACGCAAATCAACCTAAACCTGTACCTGTTCCTAATATGTGTGGGTATCCAAATAATATACCTAACACGCAAACACAACAGATGAAAGGTAAAGGCGCAGCGACTAAAGGCACTGGATTTAGTAAAAATTCAGATTAATTATTATGAATTATACCCAGTTAAAAGCAGCTATAGAGTCTTATGTAGAAAATAGTTTTGATTCAACTGATATTAATCTGTTTATTACACAAGCTGAACAACGTATTTATAATACTGTACAGATAGCTAATATACGTAAAAATGTAACAGGTAACCTAACTGCGGATACTCCCTACTTAACCTTACCTAGTGATTGGTTAGACACATTTTCATTAGCAGTAATAGATGGCAGTAATAACTACAGTTATCTAGTAAATAAAGATGTTAATTTTATACGGGAAGCCTATCCTGTGCAGGGGTCTAATAAAGGACTTCCGCAATACTACGCACTTTTTGATGATACAACTTTTATTTTAGGGCCAACACCTGATTCTGCGTATTCAATGGAATTACATTACTACTATTACCCAGAGTCTATTACCGTTGCTTCTAGTGGGACAAGTTGGCTAGGGGACAATTTTGATTCAGTATTATTGTACGGAAGTATTCTTGAAGCCTACATATTTATGAAAGGTGAACCAGATATAATGGCAGAATATCAAAAAAGATATGATGCAGCGTTAGCTATGTTAAAACAATTAGCTGAGTACAAGAACCATAACGATTCATATAGAGCAGGACAAGGAAGAAGAGCCGTTGTTTAATGTAACCGTAGAGTCAAGTATAGGCGCACCCACTGTTGTTACTACAACAGATAGAGGAATGAACGCTGAAGAATGGGCAGAGTTAGCTGTTAAACGTATTGTTGATGTTTCTATGGATGCTCCTATGCCTTTACGAGAACAAGCTCTTGCGTATCAAAATCACATTAAAGCTCTGTTAGTAGATTACTTTCATAAAGTAGCTCAAAGTGAAAGGGCAACCATAAAAGTAATATTAGAAAAACAAGGTCATGCTGATATAGCTAAAAACATAGAGGATATTTAAATGGCAATAACACAAGCAATGTGTTCAAGTTTCAAAAAAGAAATACTTGAAGCTAAACACAATTTTCTTAATAGTGGTGGTAGTACGTTTAAAATAGCTTTGTATACATCAAGTGCTAGTTTAGGTGCTAGTACAACAGCTTATACAACGAGTAATGAAGTTAGTGGGACTAATTATACGGCTAAAGGTAACACGTTAACTCGTGTAGATCCCTCCCTTGATGGTACAACTGCTATAACGGATTTTGCAGACACTACATGGTCGTCCAGTACGATTACTGCTCGTGGTGCATTAATTTTTAACGAAGATACTTCTGGGGATACGTCTGTATTAGTGTTGAATTTTGGTTCAGATAAAAGTTCTAGTTCAGGAGACTTTACCATAGCTTTTCCTGCGGCAGATGCTAGTAACGCGATTATAAGGATTGCGTAAAGAAAATGGCTGCTGGTTGGGGACGAGGAGGTTGGAGTAGCGGTAAGTACGGGTTACCTACTTCCATAGATGTTACAGGGGTTGCTGCTACAGGTGCAGTAGGTTCTGTTACAATCTCTGAAGGCACAGGTGTTACTGTTAATGCAACAGGGGTTGTTGGCACAAGTGCGGTTGGTTCTGTTGCAGTATCTGGTGAAGGTGAAATAGCTGTAACAGGTCTTGCGGGAACAGGTGCAGTTGGGTCTGTAGTTGTTCAACTTCCAAAAACAGTATCCGTTACAGGGGTTGTTGGCACAAGTGCTATAGGGTCTGTAACTGTAACTGAAGGCACAGGTGTTAGCATATCAGCTACAGGGGTATCTGCGACAGGTAGCGTAGGTAGTGTATCAGTTGAAGAAGGGGTAGGAGTTGATGCAACAGGGGTATCTGCGACAGGTAGCGTAGGTAGTGTATCAGTCGGGACAGGGGTAGGAGTTGATGCAACAGGGGTATCTGCGACAGGTAGTGTAGGTAGTGTAACGGTTACAGGTAAAGCAGTTGTTTCCCCAGAAGGCGTTGAAGCAACAGGTGGTGTAGGTTCTGCATTGGTATGGGGATTGATAGATGATTCACAAACAATAACATGGACTGCGGTAAATGATTCACAAACAGTAACATGGACTGCGGTAGATGATTCCCAAACAATAACATGGACTGCTGTTGATACTACACCAACTACTGTTTTTACAGTTACAGTAGCTTCTAAAACAGGAGGCGGTAACGCTTTTTATATAGATGGTGTAGAGCGTCCAGTGCTTACATTGACAGAAGGTAAAACTTATAAATTTGATTTGTCTGATAGCACTACTGGTTCACATCCTTTTAGGTTATCTACTACTTCTGATGGAACGCATGGAGGAGGTTCTATTTATTCAGACGGTGTTACAATAGTTGGCACACAAGGACAATCTGGAGCTTATTTACAGATAGTAGTTGCAACAGATGCGCCTACATTGCATTATTTTTGTACAGCACACAGTGGTATGGGTAATGAGATAAATACACCTGTTCAGTATACAAGCGTCACATTAAGTCAAGAACCAGATTGGCAAGATATAGCAGCATAGGAAAATAACATGGCAAGCTCATACGATAATGATTTAAGACTTGAAGAACAAGCTAGTGGTGAAAACTCTACTACGTGGGGGGACAAAACCAACAATAATTTAGAGTTGATTGCAGAAGCATTTGGATATGCTACTGAAGCTATAACAACTAATGCAGATACGCATAGTACAGTAATTGCAAATGGTAGTACTGATCCGGGTCGTGCGATGGTGCTTAAATATACTGGAACGCTTGACAGTACCTGTACGATTACAATTTCACAAGTTAATTCAGGTAGTACAGTATATACAACTTCAAAACTTTGGTACATTCAAAATGCTACTAGCGGCTCTCAGGATATCGTTATTGCATCAGGTTCGGGGGCAAATGTTACTATTGCTAACGGCCAGACAAAATGTATTTATACTGATGGTGCTGGGACTGTTACAGATACTTTTGCTGCACTGTCTGCTGTTGATTTGTTTGTTGATGATGATCTAACACTTCAAAGTGATGGGGCTGTTATTAATTTTGGCGCGGATAGTGATGTATCTTTAACCCATGTAGCAGATACAGGACTTACATTATCAGCAGGAGCAAATGCTACCCAACTAAATCTTACTTCAACAAACGATGGCGCAACTGCGGCTCCAACTATTGCTTTAATTAGAGATTCTGCTTCACCCGCAAATGATGACCAACTAGGTTATTTAAATTTTGTAGGTGATGATGCCCCTACTGATGGATCAACCGCATCACAACATTCTTACGCTCAAATATATGCAGTTATTAATGACATTACATATACCGAAGAAGATTCATGGCTTTACATAAACACTATGGCAGCGGGTTCTGCTGCTAATAATTTAATTGTAAAAAATGATTCAGTTTCCTTTAAAGTAGGTAATACAGTAACCCATAACCAAGGTTTTGCTGAAAATACAAAAATGGTTTTTTACCAATCTACTGCGCCTACAGGGTGGACTATAGATGATACACAAAATAATAAAGCGTTAAGAGTAGTAAGTAGTTCTGGTGGTAATACAGGAGGTAGTGTAGCGTTTACAACTGCTTTTGCTAATGGAAACACTGGAGACAAAATATTAACGATAGCAAACTTACCTGCACACACGCACAATTTAGGTACAACATATGATTTTATTACACAACCTTTTAGTTCTACGGGTATGTATGATGACAATGGTAGTGATAGGGGGGTAACAGATGGCGCGGCTATTAGTACAAGTAGTGTAGGTAGTGGGATTGCACACAACCACAGTTTAACTTTAGCGGTTCAATATTGTGACGTAATGATTTGCGTAAAGGGGGCTTAATGGAAATAAAACCTAAAAATACTTGCCCGTTAAATAATTTTGAACCCTGCAAAGAGTTAGAATGTGGGTGGTTTATGAAAGTTGTAGGTAAAGACCCGCAAAGTGATAAAGACATTGAAGAATGGGGTTGTGCAGTAACATGGATGCCTGTTTTAACGATTGAAAATAGTCAACAACAAAGACATACAAGCGCAGCCGTTGAATCGTTTAGGAATGAAATGGTTAAATCAAATGAGGCTTCGCAACAAGTATTACTACAAGCTACAGCAGCAAAATTAGCCCTAGTAGGTAAAAAATGACTAGTAGTTATACCGTAAACAGTGGGATCGAAAAACCCGGAATAGGAGATCAGGAAGGCACTTGGGGTAATACTGTTAACACCAACATGGATATTATAGATCGTGTTTTATCTGGCGTTGGTTCTATTTCATTATCTGGGACTACTCACACTTTAACCACTACTGACGGTACGTTAACCGATGGTATGTACCGGGTGCTTGTATTTACAGGTGCGTTAGGTGCAAACAATACGGTTACTATCAGCCCCAACGATCAAGATAAATTATATTTTGTAGTTAATAACACGACAGATAGTGGTAGTAGTGGGCCGTACTCTGTCATTATAAAACAGGGTACAGGAGATACTGTTACCGTAGAAAACGGAAGAGCCGATATTGTTTACGCAGATGGTGCGGGTTCTGGTGCTGCGGTAGTTAGTCTTGGTACACAAATCGGTAAACAATCGTTTGATGTGTTTAATTATGTAGCTACTGCGGGGCAAACCACGTTT